GTAGCTCTTCTTCTGGTAAGTGCGTGCAACGTTACGTCGACGACGTGCCGTTCCACGCGGATCGAGCGTCAGCTCGAGATTTCCATCAGCGGTCTTGAAACTACCTACACTCGTACCCGAAAAGATACGAAGCAGGGAGTTTGCAATCGCGTTGATGGTGATGGTCTGCGGATCGGAAAATGCCACGATGGGCTCCTACTCTGTGTTCAATTGTAGTGTGAATTCACTATTCAATTGTTGTTCGATTGTGGTATTCAGTTGTGTGTTCAGCGACTCTTAGCAAGACCAAGAGCCACTAGGATCGCAAACTGGGAAGTTGAAAGACTCCCCAGCTGTGTACCGAACCCGAATGGAGTTGCTCGATTACGAATCCGAGATATCGTGCTGTAATAACCCTCACGGGTTACTGCAACTTGCGATACGTCGTACCCACTACTAGATCGGTTGATCTTTGTAGGGGTTTCACTATGCTGCTCAGTGAGCTGACTAGTGAAGTAAGCGTAATCAACGCTGTGTTTGCCACTTAAAGGGGCAAACTGATGTGCGTTGACGAGTGAGTTGCCTATATTTGCAACCCAATCGACAAGCCATGAGTATGGCGTCAGATTCCACAGAATAGTAGGATCATCAACCAACCCAAGTTGTCTAAGAGCTTCCTCTGCCCTCTCAACAAACCCGATACTTCCCGTAGTTGGTTTTGCCAACGACGAGAACCTCGCAGAGAATTTGTAATTCTCTGAGATGTCGGTTTGTGTACGCTGATCAAACGTGAAGTTGTAGACATTGTAAGGTGTCCCAACTCGTCTCACGAATGCTTGTTGTCCGCCACCACCTTGGATGGGGGTGTCGGATGGGGTCCTATTGATGACATCGGTTACAGCCGAAGTCGAAGGACCATCCCACAAGCGTTGCCGTCGGTTCGTCTCTGAGTAGACCATGCGGTCTAACCCGATAAGAACTTTGAGAACGTTAGCGTATTCTTGCAAGAGAGGCATCCAGCCGAACTGAATGTTCAAATATT